GAAAAATTATAAGGAAACTCTTGGAATTGCAAAAGAAGTTAATGATCTAAGAAAATATGAAGATATGTATAATAAAGCTAAACAGAAATGTAATGATGTAGTTGCAGCAATGGAACAGCATCAAGAAACTTCTCATAATTTAAAACAAAAGTATAGTTTCTATGGATCATGTCATATTCATGATGCTGACACTATGGATCAATATGTTACTATGAAATGTACTGATCTTGCATTGCAGAACTTTGGTAAGACTAAAGAAGGTTCTGAAATGGCTAAACTTGAGAAGAAAAGAACTCAAGCTGTAGATTATATCTATGGTATGAATGAATCTTCTGCAATTACTCAAGGATTAACTAAAATTCTTAAAGGAACCAAAATTAAACTTCAAATTGGAGGTAAATGATGGAATTAAGATAGGTTTATAAGTATTAGGAATATTTGTCCGCTTTCAGTAAATTATAACCCCCACAAAAGGAGAAATAATGGAAGAAAATCAAGAATCTATAGGGGATTTTGTCTCCGAAAGAAGAACCCAAGAATGGAAATCCAGAGAAATAAATCACTTAGCAACAGCATTATCTAAAGCACAATCAGAAATGAAAGGTGCTGCTAAAACTAGTCAAGGATATAATTGGAAATATGCTGACTTACATACAGTGATTGAATCCTCATTTCCATATCTTACAAAACATGGTTTATCTATAGCTCAAGGTTGTAATAAAGATAAAGAAGCATTCTTTGTTTCGACAAGACTATTACATTCATCTGGACAATGGATAGAATCATGGATAAGAATACCCATTGAAAAATTAAATGCTCAACAAATGGGTACTGCTACAACATATGGTAGAAGATATGGTTTAGCTGCAATGGTAGGTATTGCTCAAAAAGATGATGATGGTCAAGAAAATAAAGAGTTATTAGCTGCTAAAGAAAAATCTGAAGTACAAACTGTCAAATAAAGGAGCTCAAATGGCAATAAAAACAATGTCCGCTAGTAGTGGAGGAGGAGCTAAATTTGCTGAAGGATGGCATGAAGTTGTAATATCTAAAGCATCTTATGGAACCTATGAAGCTAATGACGGTGATAAACGTTATCTTGATATATGGTTTGAAGATTATCCAGATAATATGAATTTAAGAGTCTATGAGGCTGTTAATAAGGAAACAAAACATGAGTTTGCTATTGAAAATATATTTCGATATGCAAATGCAGGTATTGTTAGTAAACTAGAAGATCCAACAGGTAAAAATCCTCTTCTTCAGTATGATGATGATGAAAAAGGACTTGTTGGTAGAACTATAAACATCTTTATGTACAAAGAGACTAAGACTGGTGAGGGTTATAGCAGAATACTTAACCGCATCGCTCCTGTTGCTCAAGTCGGAGAGCATTTATCTTATACAGATAAGGATGTTACTGGAATTAAGGCTAGTTGTGAGAAATCTTACAAACGTAAGTTATCATTAGAAACACCTGTCCCTAATTCTACGGATGCTGACTTTGGAATGCCTTTATAGGCACAAACAAGTAAACAATTAGAGAGCCAATAACTAGTCCTGTAAATCTAAGTGATAAATGTTATTATCAGAGCTTGAAAGTATAGCCTCATTATAGCTACTTAGCGAAGGAATATGTGAGGCTCTCTAATGTTAAAAAGGAGAAATTATGACAGTAAGACAACATATAGTATCGAATTTAAGAAGATTATCTTTAGTAAATAATTATTTCAGAACTTCAGATATACAAGAACTTTCATATGAAGGTAAAGAAGAATTTGGAAGATTCTTAGGTAGTCCTGGAACATATACTAGAGAATTTAGAAGAATGAGAACTGATGGTGTAATTGAAGTAGAAAAAGATAAAAGAAAAATGGTATCAATGCAAGGTAGGAAGCAAACAATATGGAGATTAATAACTATCAATGAAAAAACACTTGCTGGTAATAATCCTAAGGTTGTAGAAGCTATTATTTCTAGTAAATTTAATGAAAAGTTTGATGACAATGATATACCATTTTAAGGAGATAATATGATTAAAGAATATGCTTTTGGATTAGCAAATAGGCATCACTTTGGAGACACTAGTGATGTAAGTAAATATGCAGGTATGGCCCAAGATACTTTTGTATCTTTATGGGATTATGATGGACATGTTACTGATTATGTTAAAGAAAAAGGTACTCTTTCTGGATATGACGGTATATTATATATGCCAGATGAATTCATATTAGATGTTGATGGATCAAATCCTGAGAATGCTAGGCAAAAAACTATTGGACTAACAATAGAATTAGATGATTTATGCATTCCATACCAGATATATTTCTCAGGAACAGGATTTCATATAGGAATACCAGGCAATGCTTTCAGATGGAAGCCATGTCCAGACTTACATTTAAAAGTTAAGGACGAACTAAAGGCCAGAGGTATATACGAATATGCAGATTCATCAGTATCAGATAAAACTAGAATCATTAGAGTAGTCAATACTTTAAATAGTAAATCTAAACTTTGGAAAATACCACTAGAATCAGGTGAATTACATGGATCTATTGATACAATACAAAAGTTAGCAAAAAGTAAACGTTCTACATTGAAATGGAATACAGCTATTAGAGATAATGAATGTGAACCTGTTTTTGATGTATTGGAAAGAAAAACTGTTGCTAGTGATAAAGTATTTGAAGAAGTAACTCTTGGTAGAAATCCAGATCCTGTATGGTATCCTTGTATACAAACAATGATGGAAGGTAGTCCTTCTGGATCCAGACATCAAGTTGCTTTAAGGATAGCAGCATTCTTAAGATGGAGATATCCAGAACACATAGTTAGATTAATTATGGAAGACTGGAGACAAAGAGTAGATACTAGTAGTTCTAAATTTAAGAAAGAAGAAATGGATAGAATAGTAAGTGATTGCTATGAAGGACATGGAGGCAAAGGTTATAACTATGGCTGTAGTGATGTTCATATGAATAATCATTGTCAATCTTCTTGTAGATTATATAAATCAAAAGTATCACAAAATACTATGGATGCTAAGACTATGGAGAAAGAGTTAGTTGAATTCTTTAACAGAAATCATAACCCCATTGACATAGGAGCACCATATGACCAAAAGTTTCCTATATATCCAGGTGAAGTAGTTATATTACAAGCTCCACCTAAGTCTATGAAGACAATGTTATTACAGAATCTAATTACTAGGTTTAAACGCAATACATACTTTCTAGAAATGGAAATGAGTCCAAGACAAATGTGGATGAGATTTGTTATGATTGAAAACAACTGGAGTGAAGAAGAATTAAGAGATTACTATAGCAAGTATGCTAATGGGATCAGTGATAGCTTTGGTTGGTTAACAGTAGATTATAGTAGCTGTTATGCATATGAATTGCAGAAAAGAATACTAATGCTACCTCAGAAGCCTGAGATTATTGTTGTTGATCATATGGGTCTATTTAAGAGCCAAAAACAAGACAATAATATGAAGGTTGAGGAAGTATCACAATCGTTAATGGAACTAGCAGTACATAATAATATAATTGTATTTGCTGTTTCTGAAATTACTAAGAGTGCATTTGCAGAGGGAATGAACATAGCATCGTCTAAAGGTTCATTTAGGATTGCATATAATGCCAATAAAGTTCTATCTTTAACGCCATATAAGGATGAAAATAAGTTAATTAAATCATTGCATTTAGAATGCACGGCTAATAGAGAAAGAGAACATTTGGATTTGCATCTACCTGTTAAGAATTCAGTAATAGGATAAATTTATAAACCGAGGGAAGACGTTGTGGATGAACCACAAATAAGTCTTTGGAGGGAGAAATCGCAGACAGTGTAAACTTAAGGTGAATTTCGAGGAAAAAGTGTAGGTTTATAATAACAGTTAAAAGGAGAATAAATGAGAGCCAATTTAAAAAACTATAACTATAAAGGTTTTGTAAGATCAACATCAAACACTATAACTTCTACTAATAGTTATCAAGTTAGTCTTCCACCTCATATATGGAAAAAAATGAAATGGAAAATAAATGAACCTATTAGAATATTATTAGATAGAAAAAATGATTGTTTAAAATTAATTAAGGAGAAAGAATGAATCCATATCAAGAAATAAGAAAAGTACCATTAAACTTTAATGGTATACAGTCAGCTGCTTATGCTGTTCAAAGATTAGACGAAGAAAAAGGATGGAAAGAAGCAGGTGTAGTAGGTCATAGTTATATGCTATTAGAAAATAAAGAAGTAAAGGAAATAGCAGATGATATAGTAGATAGTGCAGCTATAAACTTTGAAGTAGATAAAGAGTTCTTTAATGGTAAAAACTATATGTTATCATATAAAGCAACAGATTGTTTAGATACTATGACTGTTCCTGAAATAGGTGACTTAAATTTAGGAATTCAATTCTGGAATAGTTATGATGGTTCAAGATCATTTGGATTTTCATTAATGCTTTATAGATTAGTGTGTTTAAACGGTATGATGAGTAAATTGCATTTACAAAACCATAGATTTAGACATGCACCTGGTTCTGAGGATTGGAATAATCAATTAGAAGCTATGGTACATAATATCAATCTATCACAAAATGGAGATAATCAAGGCTTAAACCAGATGGTTGAAGGCATTGCTGCTTTAAATGATTTAAGAATAACATCAAAGAAACTTGGTGAAGTTAGACATAATCATCTAAAAGAAATACCAACAGGAGTATGGGGTGAAATCACAGATAGATTCCTAAATCCTGAAGGAAAGTATCATTCAGAAACAAGTGGTTGGGGATTACTTAATGCCTCTACAGATATATTGTGGCATAAAGAGAAACCAACTCTTGCATCATACAATCATAATGCAATCATAACTGATGGACTAATTATGGCTGCAACAACTTA